TTCAACAGGTGCTAGTCACCCATTTGAATTTAGAGTATCAAATGGTGGAGCAGAATACACAGCAGGAATAAGTGGTTCCAAAACAGGAACGCAAGTTTTAGAAGTTCCTATGGATGCACCAAGCACACTTTATTATCAATGTACTATCCATTCAGGAATGGGTAACACAATCAACATAGTGAGTTAATAGATAATGGCACAAGTATTTGGCGTAGGCATAGACGAATTACAAAAGACACTCGCAAACAATAGATATTTCTATGGATTGCGTAGAACAGATGCAGGCGAATTATACATGGTGAAATCAGATTTATTAAGACTAGAAGATGGAGTACAATTGAATAGACCAGGAAATATTGATGAAAACTACAACAATTGGAGTAGAGGAGAAGACTTCTTTGAAGGTAGAGATCAACAACATAGAAAAAATTTCCCGAATTTAGTGTACGAACAGTACAAATGGGATGGTAGAAACCTGTTTTATTATGTGAATAAAGAAGGGGAATTAGTATTAAAAGTTAACGAGGCTCACACATATCCAGGATATGTGGAACCTTATAATGGATAAGGAAATAAATACATATAGGAATTAATTCATGGCAGATTTTCGAATAGATAGAATTAGATTTAGATGGAGAGGCGATTGGTCAGCCAACACTCTTTACGTAAAAGATGATGTATTAAGATACGGTGCAAAAGTATTTGTATGTGTTGAAGTACACACATCAGACACAAACTTTTATAACGACTTAAACAACTCAGTTCCAAGATGGTCTCAAATGATGGACGGTCAAAGTTGGACTGGTGCATGGGCACCTTCAACGTTTTACAAAATTGGTGAATTGGTTAAAGTTGGTGGTCTAATTTACAAATGTATTGAAGGACACATTTCAAATTCAGATGCGGCAAACGGAGTACTAGGTGACGAATTAAAATGGGTTTACTTTGCACGTGGAGAAGATTGGCAAAGTATTTGGCAACCTGCTACACTTTACAATGTTGACCAAACAGTAATTTACGGTGGATCAATTTGGAAATGTAACACAGCACACACTTCAGGAACTGCAGATGATGGATTACAATTCAATGCGGCATTTTGGGATCAATATTCAAGATCAGACAACTTTAGAAACGATTGGACATCAAACACTTTATACTATCCAGATGATATTGTGTATTATGGTGGTACAGTTTACAGATGTAAAACTGGACACAGATCAGCAACTTCAAACAAATTTATAAATCCTACTGCTTCATATGGTGGTGCGTCAGGAACAGGATTCCAATTCTTTATTTTTAAAACTGGAACAACTTACAATCTGAAAATTACAAACGGTGGATCAACTTATCTTGCTACAGAACAATTTACAATTTTAGGAACAGCATTAGGTGGATCAACTCCAGCCAATGATGCAGTAATCACTATCAGTACAATAAACAGTGGTGCAATAGCAACAGCATCAGTAGATGGTGTAGCAAATGATTCTACTGATGGTTTAGAAGCAAACAGTGGACAATGGGAAACTGTATTCACAGGAATAAGATACAGAGGAGATTACACTGTTGGAGAAAGATATTCAGCAGGAGAACTAGTAAGATGGTCTCCGGGTATGTGGCAAGTAACATCAGGACACTGGGCAACAAATGAACAAATGGTTGAAGGTAATTTCAATTTATGGGTGCCAGGTTTAGAATTTGAAGCATTATGGAATATTTCTCAATACTATCAAAAAGGTGACGTTGTACTTTACGGCGGTTACACATATGTTGCACTATTAAGTAACGTTGGTGTTACACCTGCAGTTACAGACGGAACAAACACTTGGGAATTACAAATTGTTGGATACACATTCAAAGGCGAATGGAAAGAAACTTATCTAGTTAATAATGCAATTGAACCTTTTCCATACAAAACTGGAGATGTTGTAAGAGCAGGTGGTGATTTATACATTGCTGTAACAGATAATGCAAGTGTAGATCCTAGCACAAGAGATGTTTATGATGCAGGAACAGATAGTCCTTTCCCATGGCAATTACTTGTAACAGGTTATGCTTACAAAGGTCCTTGGAAAGAAACTAATTTAGGTGGCGTATCAGGCGAACAAACATATTTCCCTGGAGATGTTGTTACAGTTGCTGGTACACTTTACAAATGTATTTTAAAACATGAAGCAAATTCATCAGATGCTAAACCACCATTAGATTTTGAATCAGAAAATGTTGGTCCTTATTGGGTATTATTAGCAACAGGACACACTCCAAACGTATTGGAATATCCTGGAGATATTAAAACACAAAACGAAGATTCAACAAGATTAAGAATTGGTTTAGGTACACCAGGACAACTATTAAAAGTAGGTTCAAATGATATTCCTTTCTGGGAAGATTTTGATGTAACACCAAAAGTTTATTATGTTTCACCAGACGGTGAAGACCTTGATTCAAGAGGAACGCAATTAGCGGCTCCTTTTAAAACAATTAAATTTGCTTGTGATTTTATTAATGGCGATTTATCTGCAAGATCACCTGCAACAGTAATGGTTAAAACAGGATTATATCAAGAAGTTTTACCTATCACTGTGCCAAGAGATGTGGCACTTGTAGGAGATGAATTAAGAAGTACTGAAGTTAAACCAGCGGCAGGTTATGAAACTGGTTACAATATGTTCCTTGTAAATAATGGCTCAGGCATAAGAAATATGTCTTTAAGTGGATTAACAGGATCATTAGGACCAGTCAACGAATACGGAACAAAAAGACCAACAGGTGGTGCTTTTGTTTCATTGAATCCTGGTTCAGGAGCATCAGATGCCGCGGCTTGGATTACAACACGATCTTGTTATGTACAAAATGTGTCAACATTTGGAACAGGATGTATAGGTTTAAAAGTAGATGGAGATTTACACAATGGCGGTAACAAATCAATTGTAGCCAATGACTTTACACAGGTTATTGATAACGGTATTGGTTTCTGGGTTAACGGTGAAGGTAAAGCAGAACTTGTATCTGTGTTCACTTACTATTGTCACATAGGTTATCTAGCAACTGCGGGTGGTAAAGCAAGAGCAACAAACGGAAACAACTCTTATGGAGATTGGGGATCAGTTGCAGAAGGTGTAACACCTACTGAAACACCTATTACAGCAAAATTCAATAACAGAACTCAAGAAGCTCAAGTGGATGCAGTTTACAATGATGAAAACGAAATATTTGCTTTTGCTTATGATCATGCAGGACAAGATTACACATCTGCTAATATTACAATATCAGGTTCAGGTCAAGGTGCAACAGCATCAATTAATTATGAAAACACTAGAGACGGTGCCGTAAATAAAATTAGAATATTAGGTCCTGGAGATTCAACTCCAGCAGGTGGTTCCGCTTATACAAGTAAATCAGGGCCAGCAATATCAGGTACTGCTACTAGTATAAAATTAAATGCACAATTCCAAGGAACAACAGCCCAAACAGTTGGACAAAGACTTTATATTTGGGAAGGTACTGGTAGAGGACAATACGGAATTATTGATTCTTTCAATGAAGTTACAAAAGAATGTACAGTTAAAAAAGAATTTGATAACACACCAGGGTTCCAACACTTTTTAGGTGGATTTGCAATTGAAAAAGAATTAGATCCATCAACAAAATATTTTATTGAACCAAGAATAACTTTCAGTGAACCACCATACTCTAGTTCAACAGCGTCTATTCCATTAAATGGAGAATACGTATTAGGTGCTTCAAGAAGAGTTACAAACACAAACGTAACTGTATTATTAGGTAATGGTAGAGGATTAAGATCAGTTGATTCTACTAACTGGACTGTTGCAAACAGTGTACCAACACAAAACTGGAACAGTTTAGAAGGCGGTGCTAATAACTTTATGGCAACTTCAAGTGCAGGTGGTGTAGCAAGATCACAAGACGGTGCTAACTGGAGTGACATATCAGGCAACATAGGTGCTGATATTTTCAGAGGTTGTGCATGGGAAAATGTATCTGCACAATGGGTTGTAGTTTCAGAAACAGGTGTTGTATACACATCAGGTGACGAAGGAAACACATGGACGTCAGTTCAAGTTGAACCATACGATGGATCAACAGCAGTGTTTTCAAAAATTGCGGCTGGTAATGGTTTAATTATTATAGGTAATGACTTTGGTCAAACTTGGGAATCAGTAGACGGCGGTACAACATGGGAGTTGGCGGCTAATATAGGTGGTGATAGATATCTATTACAAAAATTAACTTTCACAGGAGATAAGTTTATAGCATCAGTACAAGATTCACCATTTGATGATTCAACATCAGTGAACAAATTTTTTGTATCAAATGCGAATGCGGCACAAAGTTCAACAAGTGCTATCACAGTTTGGACTGAATCAGAAACACCTCCACACTCAGGACCATACATGAAAGTAACAAGTTCACAAGGAACTTTTGTTGCTATAACTGGAAATGGTGAAGTAGCATATTCATATGATGCAGTAAGTTGGAAACAATTAACAACATTAACAGGAACCTTTACAGGTATAATAGGCGGCAGAAATGCTGGAGGTTATTTTGTTCCAATAAAACAAGGAACAATAACAAATTTAACTGTACTTAAAAAAGGTGCTCCACCTTTAGCAAGAGTCATAACAAATGCAGGAAAAGTTTCTAAAGTACAATTATTAGACACAGGATCAGGTTATTCAACAGCACCAACAATCACAATCAGTGACAACGTGAATGTGTTAGACGTGGCAGTTGAAGCAAGAATAGCCAGCGGTGTATTAAGTCAACCAACGTTCACAAACAGAGGTACAGGATTTATAAATGTAAGTGCAACTGTTACAGGTGACGGTTTTGCTGATGAATTCCAATTAGGAAAAGTTGTACAAATAAAAGATTTATCAAGAGAACCTGGACCAGGTGACTTGTTGTACATCAATGGTATTCAAGATCAAATTTACAGAGTAACACAGATTACAAACGTTGCAGGCGTGGCTCCAAATCTTACAGCAACATTTAGAATTTCACCGAGTTTAAAATCTAACGAATCTCCAGTGCATGAAAATACAATGACAATTAGACAACAGTATTCACAAATTAGATTAACTGGACACGATTTCTTAGATATTGGAACTGGAGGAGTAACAACAACTAACTATCCAGAACTTTATACTAATGCTGGATTTACAGACGGTTACGAATCACAATATGCTAGAGAAACTTCTGACAATGGCGGTGGTAGAGTTTTCTACACATCAACTGACCAAGATGGTAACTTCCGTGTTGGTGAATTATTTGAAGTTGAACAGGCAACTGGTATTGTAACACTAAACGCAGACTTATTCAACTTATCAGGACTTTCAGAATTAGCATTAGGTGGTGTTGTACTAGGTGGTACAGAAGTTGTAATTAGAGAATTTTCAACTGATCCTACAATGTCAGCAAATTCAGACAATGTTGTACCAACACAAAAAGCGATTGTAACTTATATTGGTTCAAGAGTTTCAGGTGGTGGTGCTAACTTGAACGTTTCAGGTTTTAGAGCAGGACAAATTAAAGTAAGAAATAAAGAAATATTTAATGAAGCATTTCCAGAAACAGGACAAATTGTTATAGACAGAATTGCTAATTTAAATGGTGGATTTTCAGGCTCATTGTTAGCATTGAACTTTTTCACTGGCGGTGTAGCAAGTACAGAATTAAATGAAGGAGATCCGGCTAGTGCTATTGATAGTTCTAACGGATATGGTCAATAATGATAAATAACTACAATAAGAGGATATATTAACCCATGGCTGAGTTTAAATTAGGTAGAATACGTTTTGTTTGGAAAGGTGCTTGGTATACAAGTGCCCTTTATTCAGTAGATGATGTTGTAAGATATGGTGGTAGAACATACATTTGTATAGTAAACCACACGTCTGACGCAGAATTCCAAGTAGATTTAACAGCGGCAAATTGGGCATTGATGTCCGATGGTCAAGAATGGAAAGGTGACTGGGGAGTAAACACAACATACAAACCAAATGATGTTGTAAAATACGGTGGTTACATTTATATTTGTAACACAGGTCACACTTCAAATGCAGATGTTAACATTGGACTAGAAGGCGACATTGCAAAATGGGATCTTTTCATTGAAGGTTTTGATTACAAAACAGACTGGGCAATAAGCACAAGATACAAAGTAAACGATTTAGTAAGATACGGTGCAACTGTATATCTTTGTACAACAGAACACACATCAGCGGCAACATTGGCTGATGGTTTAGAATTAGATATTGCAAAATGGGAAGTGTTTGCAAAAGGATTTAACTGGTTAAACACTTGGGCAATAAGCACAAGATACAAACCAAATGACACAGTAAGATATGGTGGACAACTTTATGTTTGTATCACTGGACACACTTCAGCAGGCACAGTAGCATCAGGTTTAGAAAATGATCAAGCAAAATGGCAATACCTACACAAAGGTATTGAATATTTAGGTGTTTGGGTAACAGCAACAAGATACAAAGTTAATGATGTTGTTAAGTATGGTGCTAACTTATGGATTGCAACAGCGTCACATACAGCAGGTGCATCATTGGCGGCTGACGAAGCCAACTGGGACATTTTTATTCCAGGTTTAGAATTTGAAGATTCGTGGAGTTCATCTACACAATACCAACCAGGTGACATTGTTACTTACGGAGGTTACCAATACGTTGGATTAAGAAATAACTTAAACAAAGTTCCATCAACAGAAACTGCTGATTGGGATTTATTTGTTACAGGTTTCAGTTTAAAAGGAGATTACAACAACGCAACTGCTTACAAAACAGGAGATGTTGTTAGAGTTGGTGGTACAACTTACATTGCTATCGCTGACACAACAGGAAATAGACCACCAAGTGTACTACACTGGGATAAACTAAACGAAGGTTTATACTGGAAAGGTACTTGGGGCAATGCGGCTGTTTATGACAAAGGCGATATTGTAAGAGGATCAGTAAACACAGACACTTCTTACATTTGTATTACAGCACACACTTCAAACAATGTTGGACCAGCAACAATTAATCAACCAGATTATGCACCAGGGGCTGGTGTTGACACATCTGTTTGGCAATTGTTAGCAGGTGGACCAGAAAATGATGTGTTATCAGCAGAAGGTGATATTTTAATTTACGGTGCTTCAGGACCAGCAAGATTACCGATTGGTGCTTCAGGACAAGCACTTGTTGTTAATGCGGCAGGTACATTACCTGAATGGGGATTTGTTGGACAAGTAGATCAAGTTTACTATGTAGGTCCAGGCGGTGTTGATACTCCGGCTCCAAATGCTGGTGTTACACTAGACAGTCCATTTAAAAATGTAAGATATGCACTTCATCAAATTGATCAAGGACCAAGAAATCCACAAGGTGTAAACTTATTAAACAGAAACAAAGCATTCATACAAGATGAAGTTATTGCTTGGATTAATGTTCAAATTGCTGGTAATATTTCACCATTCACAAACGCATTTACATACGATGCAGTGAAATGTAGAAGAGATATAGGTATTCTTATTGATGCTACAATTAATGATTTGAAAAAAGGCGGAAATGTTCAATCAAGAAAAGCGGCTTTACAATATTTCACACCAGCAGGTGCGTCATACGTAACTGGACAAGTAGCAGAAACTTCAGCGGCAATTGTTAGAGCGGCATACATTGCTCAACAAGTGGTTGTGAATTCATC